GCCAGCTCGCTCCCCCTTGGTCTACCTTACTCTTGCATCTCTGCCCACAGCCACAACGATTTTGTTGTGCTGTCCGCAGAGTGCCGACTCAGGTATCCACCTTGTTCGGATCCGTAGATCCTCACAGGAGCCGTCCACCTTGGTTGCTTCATGAGCATTAGTTACAAGCTTGCGCAAGTAACCTTCACATCTATCCATAGGAGGTAGTTCATCAATTGATGGAACCACAACCTGGACGAGATATTCTCGCTCTTGGTAACCTGACCGATTCCTTAACTGATAGGGATCACCGGTCTTTACGTACCTAACCTGTTTGGAGCATGACAATACTTGCTTCAAATCGGTTAACCCGTCTCGTTTCCATCCGAGCACGGGAGAAGAATGGCCAACATACGGAATAATGCCGTATGCTGCAGTCGCATTCTTGCGTACGTAGCTAGCTGTTTCCTCAAACCCCTTCTTCGAAAGGGCCGATTCCTTGCTAACTAGGGAAAGAAGAGTTGTTGTATCTTTCCTGGTGGTTGAGGACTTTAAAGTGTACTGGAAGTACACCGGGGTAATATCCACGCCCTTATAGGCATGGACACCGCAAGACTCACGAAAATGTGATCTGAAGAAGCTTTTGTTAAAATTAAGCTTCATGCCAAACATTGGCAACCAGTCGTAAATTGCTGGTATCAGTGAGGTGGGGACAATAATGTCATCACCGTACACATATATATCTTCGGAGTCTTTCTTCTGTACAGATGTGGCCATGGTGGTTATCGCCCGTATTAATGCAAAATGGACGATGGCCATGACTGGAAAACAAAGACCTGAGCCCATAGGCGCATACTTATGCACCAACATGGGCGGGCCCTTGTACAGCTCCCTAGGCAGTTTAATAAACCGCGTAGAGCATGAGTCAAGCATCTCGAGAAGATCGGGTAAGTCTCTAAATAGAGACATAACCAAATCCCGGGACACCCTGTCAGACGCGTCTTCCATGTCAATAGTGGCATGTGAACGCGTAACTGATGAAACCAGTGCAAGCTTCTGATTTACAGACTGATCGGTGAAACATATTCGACCAGCCGTTATAGGGTGCTTTTCTATATAATTATATAGTGCACCTTTCAGAGCTTGTTGGAACCACTGAGTTTCATTTTCCTCTATACAAATCCCACGTGCTTTCCCGACTTTTTTGTGAACAAACTTAAATCGGGAAGTGGGATACTTCTGCGCCTTCTTATGAAGGCGCAAGAAAGTTCGAGCTTGCTCAACGGCTTCCCATGGTGTGGTATAAAACCACTCATGGTAATCAAAAACGTCGTTGAGTTGCGTGTACAACACATGCGGCTCGTAGCGCATATGCTTTTCCACCGGAGTATTGGTGGCACCCGGGCCAGGCCTTGGTCTAAGGAGACCAGGATCTGCTACATCTAGATCTTTAAAGATCTTTGTAACAATGGCACGGGCGCGTTCAACGATGGGCCTAACGGCCTCTGAGTTGGGGTTATACTTTCCCAATTCATGATCGGTCTGAACGAATTTAGCAAGTTGTTTGCTAAGTACACTTGACGGGTAAGGGCCCTTGAGCTTAACAAAGCTTGAGCATATCTGATAAATTATCATCAGAGCCTGTCCGTCGTCATCTTCGTGGTCGTATATCCGAGATGTCAGCCCGCCTAGAAATAGGGGGTAGGCACATCCACGCTTTAACTTAAAGCCTGGATAGTCGGATACTCCATTCTCAAGGTAACCGGTTAATCCGGCCCAAAAGATAGGTAACGACTTGGTAGCAAAACTAAGACCCTCGTGCTTAAGCCTGTTTAAACAGGTCAGAGCATCACGGGTCGAGTCAGCTAGTCCATACGAAGGTTGCAGGTTACATGCATCGATGAACAAATTTTGGTAAACGCCACTAACAAATGGCGCTACCTCGGCATAAAATTCTGCCATGTTCTCGGTGCATTTGGGATTATTCCCTTCCTCTACAGTGAGTTTTCTTTGGCTATTCTGGATTACCATTCGGCGATCCTCCAGCCATGAATCGTTGCTTCGCGAGCAACTCCCTCCTTCTTAGTCCGTAGTATTAACCGGATAAGGGGAGATTGTCACCCACTAGACTCACAAGGAATTTGAGGGCTTCGTAAATGAGAATAATTATGTCCGAAAAATTTGGCCAATCCATAGTTTCACCATGGACCGCCTTAGGACATTTTCAGTCTCAAGTATTGCACGAAGTTTGCCTCAGTCATGACGTCGATCAAAAGCGTAACGTGGGCCTGAATTACGGCGTCCGTTATACCAGGATATGCTCCCATGCTGAAATTTACAAAGCACGGGGACTCAGTAAGAGTCGCAGTCTGGTATTCTTCTGGCAGCGTTTGATTAGAACGCACTTGGATAAAATCGCGCTGTAAGCCCGATTTGTCCAAGGTGTGCTTTACAACGATCCGCGAATCAACTTTCGATGATTTTGCGGGTTCGATGTAATCGTAACCGACGATAATGCCGCCCTGTTCTACTGGGCCGCGGGGCTTAAAAGTCCTATCATCGGTACCGTCGTTGACAACCAAGGGATCTGTAAACAGACTCATGGTCTTTCTCCTTATATTTGTAAACACCGTATCGTGGTGGTATAACGCCGGGTTATCCGGTGGAGTCTATTGTACTCATAATACTGTCACATGAAGCAGCGTAGTAAGGCGAGCATATTGTACTGATGCCTAGTTTTAGGCATCTTAATACGCAGTCCTACGGTCCCTTTATTGGGAGCGCACACCTCTCTACGGTAATGAGTGCCCTGATCTCCAGCAACAAGCTGGTAGAATTCAGAGGTTGGGTAGTACTTGCCATTGACGACAAGCCCCAGTGCAGTTCTAGCGGGATCAATAAAGGTCCCGACCGCATACGTGGTTCTTAAACTCTCACAATATTGACTAACTGTGAGTAACACGTTGTGGTCTCGTTCTGCAGCATCAATACTTCGGCCTAGGTTGGATACGTAATCCGCTAAAAATGAAAACGGAACCGCATCCCACAGACGTTTGTACGTGACGTTTAAGCCCCAAAAGTGGGCAAAAGCGTCCAGGAATGAACGACAGGTATACTTATACTTGTAGTCCATCGTAGCATTGAAATAGGTGCTTGTAAAGGCACCGCTACGTCTCCATGTGTACTTATACGTCATAGGGCTCATCTCATCTTTTATGGCCAGATACTGGCCCCAATGTGAGACGTAGCCTTCGTCGCCATCTCGCTGAAATTTTTCTTCAGCCTCCTTGACCTTCACGTAAAGCTGTGAAGTAATGTCATGCAAGTCCTTAATTAAGGGCTGTATTGCATATTCATTAGTCAAATGGAGCTCTGCTAACGTTCGGGTAGATAATAAATCTATCTTACCTTCCCGAGCCTTCCGTTTAATACTACGGAAGAACTTCCTCAAACTCGAAATAAGATTCAAGCCATCTTTTGTAATAATTTTATAGATGGACTTAAAATCTTTGAGTTCTATGAGAAAGTTTAGCATGGAGAGTTCACCTTCGAACCTGGGTTGCATTTCTGCCCAGGCAAGTCGCTGAACATATTCCAGTTCGCTAAGACCTAGCGGATCTGGAACACTTGGAAGTATTGAATACGGGTTTGGAATCGGGCTGCGGTAGAACCTACGATAAACATAGGATGATACCGCTCCAGCACGATTTTGTTGCCTGCCCATAAATGAGCAGGGCAAACACACCGCCCTAGATACTCGATTTTCGCAGTCGTTAAATAACGGCCGCTCCAAACGCGTAGATGAAAACGTCTGCATCCCGTCAGTAACGTGGGTAGCAGAGAACGGATTGAGAGCTGTACGCATATCAATAGCGTATCGATTTAGCATGTATGTTTCATGCAAACTCGAATCACCTCCGGCAGCATTCTGCCAATAGGTGTAGTTCCCAGCACCTCCATCAATATTAACGATGGATGGTCTATCTCCCCAATAGAGGGATAGCGGTCTTGTCTTCGTTTTCATCGGTCTCATTGTAGTTACTCC